CAAAAGTATTGTAGTATTAGTATTCTAGGATAGCGTAATCGTATGAAAGAGTTAAAGTGATTTCTGAAGGGTCATTAGATGCCCAATCCAAATCATTAAATACTGCACTGTTAATAAATGCACCTTTAATTTTCCAATTTTCGATTTTATCACCAACAGGTCCTAACATATAGATATCGATATCTTTTTTATAGAAATCTGCATATCCATCACGACCTGTAATAGATTCGTGAGATGTTCTTACCCACTCCATTACTTGTTGTGCACCACTTGGTACGATTGGGTCAAATAGAGTGATTTCAATATCTTGCCACTCACCTTTACCTTTTAGTTTTCTCTTAACATTGATGTGGTCAAGAGTTACAACTTCGAATTGAATAGAAGGTCTATTCGCCGTTTTGATAAGATAAGAAGCGATACCATCAATTTCCATGATGTATCTGTTCTTCATCTTCGGTTCGAAGTTCGTGTAGAACATATCGTTGAATTCTAATACTTCTGCCATTTTTTATTTCTCCTTTATACTACTATAAATATAGATTCTTTTTATTTTTTAATTATGCGGTGAAACTAGCCCCAGTCGGTAGAATGTTGAAATCAATTACAATGAATTCAGCCGTCTTAGTAGGTTGTAAGTAAATAGCCCCTGCCAAGATGTTTCTATCGATTACATCTGGTGTGTTGTTAGATTCATCCATTACTACTCTAAACGCATATAAACCTTGTCTTTGTTGGATTCCTTCTAAATAAGGATTAACAGTATTCAAGAATTTACCTCTTGTTTGAGAAGTGTTTTGTTCGAATACAAGGTATCTTGATGTAGATGCGATGTATTTCTTAACTTTGATTAACAATCTTCTTACGTTGATTCTATCAAGTGCAGATGCTCTATCTTGTAGAGTTTTCTGTCCGAATGCAACGATACCCTCACCAGGGAATTGTGCGATTGGGTTAATCTTTGCTTCATATAAGGTATCTCTTTCAGCGTGTGTTAATCTGTTTAGTACAGAAACTGCTCCGGTGATACCACCTCTGTTTAAACCTGCTGGTGCGAACCATTCAGCTGCAACTGCATCGTTTTCAGCGTAAATTCCTGGCATCAATACTGATGGTGGAACTGCTGTTAATTTGTTAGTTCTTGAATCGATTGTTTTAACCCATGGGTAGTAAGTACCAACGTAGTTAGAATCAACTGATTCACCTTCTTGGATTGCTTGTTCAATAGTATCATTTTTATCAGTTACATCACCAATGAAGAATGCATCTTCTCTAGCTTCTACCATATCAACTACTTTATCAAACACATAAGAGTGTAATCTTCTTACAACACCAGGTGCAGATACCAAGTTGATATCAAAATCATCTGGGTTAGATACTGCGTTGATTGCTCTTACATATGCAACTGAACCACTAGCGGTTGAAGTTGATAAGTTAAATCCTTGTGAGTTTCCAGCTCCCCATTGTGAATCATCAGCTTTAGCTGGTTTGATTGTTGGAGATATACCATCGAATCCACCTTGGAATCCTACTGTAAATTGTCTTTTAGCGATAGTTGCTGCATCATCTGCAGTAGATACAGTATAACCGAAGTTAAATGTACCGAATCCATCATCTTGATGATTTGGAGTTACTCCAACTGAACTAGCACCATTGTATTTTACATTGATATTAGCATCAAATGCAAATACTGTGTTTCCACCAATTGTTGCCGAAGCAGGAATTGGAGAAAGGTAAGATGAGTTATCAATCTTAACAACTGCAGTTTCTAAATCAATACCACTATATTTTACAGTTGTTGATGCGTTGTTATCAGCGGAACCAGTAGAGAAAATTACTGCTGGTACATCTGATTCAGAACCACCTACAAAAATAGGGTTAGTATAAGCACCATGTCCGAATGGTACTGCAGATATAGGAGATGCTCCTTCTGCTACTGTTTCAACTCTAACGAACTTAGAACGATTTACATAATCACCATTCATTGTCATTTTACCAACTGCATCAATAGTGATATTCTGGTCACCAATTACTTTCTTAATGTAATTTGGTGAAGCAGGGTCCATAGTTAGATTGTTAAATGTTTCAAGTACTGTCTTTCTCTTATCTGTATCGGAGTATCCTCTAATTGCAAGTGAGAATGTTCCATAATCAGATGCGTTAGAAGTTCCTGCTGCTTTTACATTAAAGATAGATAATTTATACTCTTTGTTTGCATAAGTACCATCACCTAAAGTATGTAATTTGAAAAGGTTATATCTTTCACCAGAGATTAATTGAGATTGAATCCAAGGAGTAGAAGCGTTTGTACAATCTTGTGTGAAATCTTGGTCTGCTAATTGAACAAGTGAAACTTGAGAACCACTATTAGTAAGGTGGTTTGCAAAGTCAGTTGCTGCATTTTCAAAATACTTGTAGGAGAATACTTTTTTACCACCAAATGCACTTTCTCCAAATACATCTGATAAATCATTTCCAGCGGTTGGTAAAACTGATGCTGAAATTTCAGTTCCTAAT